CCAGCAGGAACTGGTAAAACAACATTAGCTAAATTAATAGTAAAAAATATAGATTGCGATCATATCTATATTAATGCTTCTGATGAAAGAGGTATTGAAACTATTAGAGATAAAGTATCAGGGTTTGCTAGTGTAATGTCGTTTAAACCTCTCAAGGTTGTTATATTAGATGAAGCAGATTTTCTAACTATACAAGCACAGGCATCTTTAAGGAATGTAATTGAAACGTTTTCAAGAACTACACGTTTTATCTTAACTTGTAATTTTGTTGAACGTATTATAGATCCTTTACAGTCAAGATGTCAAACATTAAAAATAGTACCTCCAAGTAAATTAGACGTAGTAAATCATTTGATAAAAGTTGTACAGAAAGAAGGTATAAAGTGTAGTGTAAGTGACTTAGAAACAATTACTAATAATAACTACCCTGACGTTCGTAAGATGCTTAATACAATACAAGTATCTACGCAAGATAATAACTTAAAATTAGACAAAGATGCATTAGTTTCTAATAACTATATGAGTAAAGTAGTAGAAGAATTAGCTAAATCATCTCCTAAATTTAATGAAATAAGACAAATAATAGCTAATGCTAATGTTAAAGATTTTGAAGTATTTTATCGATTCTTATTTGATAATGCTTCAGATTTTGCTCCTGGAAAAGAAGGCACAGTAGCAATACATATAAACGAATATAGTTTTCAATCTAATTTTAGAATTGATAAAGAAATAAACTGTATGGCCTTAATAAAACAATTAATTAATATTTAAATTTAAAAAAATGAGTGAAAACAATGTAGGACAACCACCAGTAAAATTAGAAGACACAACAGGATTTACAACACCAGAAGGAAATAAAATATTTCAACAAGGTGTATTATTACGTAGTGTATCTAAATTTGTAGCAGGAACAGATGAAGATGCTGTTATGCCAATCCCAGTATTTTTCTGCCCTGATACTAAAAAAATAGTAGGATTAACACTACCACCAGAAATCAGAGATGAATATAAAGATGATTTAATATAAATGACAGTATTTGATTGGTTAAATGAAATAACTGTTAAAAAAACACCAATTAAGAATTTTACCCAACAAGATTGGGATGATTGGAATTCTTATATGGTACATAGATTTTTATCTATGAATATGAGTTATATTGATATAGTCAATTTTGTACAAAATATAAATCCCCAAAATAAAAAAGAGATTTATACTATTTATAGAGAAATGATTCCTAAAAGAAAAATATGGAATAAATATATTAAAAATCAAAATAAAAAAGATTCTAAAGAACTAGCAAAAATCATAGCTAATAAATTATCTATTGGAATTGATGAAGCTAGTTCGTATATTCCAATATTAGAAAAAGAAGGTGTCACTGAAGTATTAAGTGATTTAGGTTATGAAAAAAAAGAAATAAAAAAACTAATAAAAACAATATGAATTTACAAGTATATAAATTTTTAAAAGCATCAGCAAATGCTGATAAAGCAAAAGCACTAGCCAGCATTAACTTATTAACTAACCACCCAGCAGGTATAGGTGATCATTCAACTAAAGATTATTGGAGTAATTGTGATGAAGCACTAAGATTATTAGCATCAGCAGATGAAAGATTAGAAGTGTTAGAAAAATATTTTAATGATAAGGGACAAATAAATGGATAGTAGAAAAGCGTTTGAGTTTTCACAAGAAAAAACTGTTGAAGCAGTAAAAACAACCCCAACAGTAGAAGCATTTGAAACAGAATACCCAGAATTATCTGAAGAGTTTAAACAGATTACTATAGAAATGTATGAAATGTTTGCTGCTAAACATATGGATTATGGTTTAAATAATATTTCTTTAGGTGGAGACATATTAAATAATAAATCTGATAAAAAATTTTCATTAACAGGATTAGCAATTAGACTTACAGATAAAATAAGTAGATTAAGAAATTTACTAGTTAATGGTAAAAACTATGTTAAAGGTGAAGGTATGGAAGATACTTTTATTGATGTTGCCAATTATGGAATAATCGGTCTTTTAGTAGGCCGCGATAAATGGAAAAAATAATTTGGCTAAAAAGGTTCCAATAATAGTAAGGGAGATTAGAAATAATCCCCCTCTACCAGTTAATTTTGCTGTTGAGAAAAATATATCTTATTCTCAACTGTCAATGTTTACTCAATGTCCTAAAAAATGGGCTCTACAATATAGAGATGGCCATAAAATTAGTGAACAAAGTATTCATATGACTTTTGGAACAGCTTTACATGAAGTATTACAACATTATTTAGATGTAATGTATGAAACAAGTGGAGCAGCAGCTGATAGAATTGATATTGAAGAATTATTTGAGGATACTTTAAGAAAATGTTATGCTAATGATTATAAAAAGAATAAAGACCAACATTTTAGTTCTCCAACTGAATTAAGAGAATTTTTTGAAGATGGGAAAGAAATTTTAAACTTTATTAGAAAAAAAAGAAGTTATTATTTTAGTAAAAAAGGATGGCATTTAGTTGGTTGTGAAGTACCAATTGTTATGGCGCCTAATTTACGTCTTAACCGCGTAAAATACATGGGTTATTTAGATGTTGTAATGTACCATGAACCAACAAATACATTTAAAATAATCGACATAAAAACCAGTACTAAGGGTTGGAATAAATGGAATAAAAAAGATGAAAGTAAACAATTTCAATTAATTTTATACAAACATTTTTTTAGTAAACAATATAATATACCATTAGAAAATATAGAAATTGAATTTTTTATAGTTAGAAGAAAAGTATATGTAGATGGTGATTATCCTCAAAAACGAGTACAACAATTTATACCAGCATCTGGTAAAGTAAAATTAAATAAAGCAACATCTAATTTAAATGAGTTTATAAGTAAAGCTTTTAACTTGGATGGGTCATATAAGGATACTATATTTAGGGCAAATCCAAGTAAGTGGAATTGTACGTTTTGTCCTTATAAAGAAAATACAGAATTATGCAATGCTATTGGTAAGAATTTATAATCTGCATATATGTATAGACAAATATAAATAAAAATAAAAATTATGGCAAGTTCAAAAGATATGACACTAACAAGTGTAAAAGTAAAAGCTGATTTATTCGAAAATTTCAAAATTGAGTGTGTAAAACGTAAATTTAGTTTTCAAAAACTAGCAGATCGTTCATTATACCTATATTTAACAAATGAAGATTTTAGAAAACAAATTAACTCACAAGTAAAATTAGATTTAGAAGACTAATTAAATAAAAATAGTTATTGAAAATGAAAGAAGGTTATATTAAGAAAGAAAATCGTAAAAAGATACTATTACTTACAGATGATATTAGAGTACATTCAGGTGTAGCTACTGTTGGTAGAGAAATAGTAATGAATACAGCTCATAGATATAATTGGGTTCAATTAGCTGGGGCTATTAAACATCCTGAAAAAGATAAAATACAAGATTTATCTAAAGCAACTGGAGATAAAGTTGGTATAGATGATGCTAGTGTTTTTTTATATCCTTGTGATGGTTATGGTAATCCTGACTTATTAAGAGATATAATTAAACGTGAAAAAATCGATGCATTGTTTCTAATAACAGATCCTCGTTATTTTGAGTGGTTATTTTCTATGGAGAATGAAATTAGAGCTAATATCCCAATAGCATATTTAAATATTTGGGATGATCTACCAGCTCCAATGTATAATAGAGAATTTTATGATTCATGTGATGCTTTATTTGGTATTTCAAAACAAACTGTTAATATAAATAAATTAGTTTTAGGTAAAGAAAAATGTAAAAATAAAATTATAAAATACATACCTCATGGTTTAAATAATAATACATTTAGACCTCTATCAGACGATGATTCTGGGTTAAAAGAAACTAGAGACAGAATTAATAATGGTGTAGATACAGATTTTACATTGTTTTTTAACTCTAGAAATATTAGAAGAAAATGTATACCTGATACTATTTTAGCTTGGAAGTTTTTTATGGATAAATTACCAAAAGAAGAAAGGAAAAAATGTAATTTTATTCTTCATACTGATTTATCAAATGATGCAGGTACAGATTTACCAGCAGTAATTAATTTTCTATTCCC